AAGGAATTTTTACTGATCCTTTTGCAGATCCCGAAAGAGTGCTGGATGGGAAATTTGGAGATGGAGTATAAATGAAATATTCTTCAATTTCTGGGGTAATAATTTTTTCTGGATTTGTTTTTTGATATAGTACACCAAGTTTATTTGGATCAGGAGATTTTTCCTGACGTACATATTTCATCTTCATTGGGTCAATATATCTTAAATCCTGAATTCCCTGTTGAGGATTTTTTAAATCGATTACTTTAAGATAAAAAAGTCTTCCATCAACATACCAATTCCTAAAAATTTCATGACATTTTTTATCAAAGTCAAGCATTTCTTTGATAAATTTGAATTCTTCTCTAATCTTTTCCTTCAGTTTATCGCTAGCATTGAGGTTGGATAATTCAATTTCTACTGGAGAATCATAGAGATCACTAACCAGTGCTTCATTAACAACATCTTCAATGGCATTATCACACTCTGGGTGCAATGCCATTTCCCTATATCTTTTAATTAATTCAAATTCAGTCCTATAAACACCTTCGAGGTCAACATATGAACCATAAAATCCACTTTGAACATAATGATCAACCCCGTCATCGTTATTAGGAGGGACGGGGGCAACTAGAGATTTTGACTTATCATCACTTTCATCACCAATTGAGAAACCAAAAAGTTTTGACATATTATAATGTAATTAACTGGTTATATTCTATTTAGTTGATATCAATACCACCAGCATTAGGAGCATTGCCTTTAACAGCTTCCCACCAGAGAATTTGGAATTCTACTCTAAACTCTTCAAGTGCTTCTGAATCGTAGGATAAATCAATTGCAGAAATGTTAGTTGGAAAAATATCATAGTAATGATATGCCCTCAAAGTAGCTCCAGAACGATCTAATTGATAGATATATGCATCTGCCTGATATTCAGATGGATCGGTAACACCAGTATTATCGGATACTCTATTGATTTTATTCATCCAGTTCTCAAACGCAGAACGGATTGCAAAATCAGTATCGTTAATGACTGTAACCGACCAACTTTCAAAAGATCTATCACCCGCAACATTTAAAGTACGACCTCTAAATTGAACGGGCAATGCTGCAACGTTTGATGCTGGTAGAGCAGCTGCCTTTACAAGAAATCTTGATTTATCAAGGACATTTGCATCAGCTGGCGCTACACCTGGGAAAGAAAGTACGACCTCAAAGAGGTTACTTCTAGCGCCGCCGCCACTAAGTTTGCTCTTGAAGTCAGTAATCTTCCTTAATGGAGGTGGATTTAGTTGAGTTCTAGTTGCCATGGTTTTTTAACCTCTAAATTAATTAAACGTTTCCAATTACTTCTTCAAAAGCAACACCAGTTCTGGTGGCAACGAAGGTTAGACCGATAAAGTTAATCGATCTTGCTGGTTTAATGTAAATGTCAGCAATAAATTCATTATTATCTATCACAGCAGCAGTATTGTTTGTGGAATCGCAAACAACAACATAATCAAAGATACCTCTCTTTGCCTGAACATCACGTAAGAATGGTTCAACAATATTTACAAAGTTTGTTCTTGTAATTTCATCGTTGAATTCAAAGAGTTGATCCTTAGCTGCAGCAGAGATAGCATTTTCGAGATAGATAAAGAGTCTACGAACGTTAATACGATCAAATGCGGATGATTTTGATAAAGCTGTTTTGTCACCAAATAGAACAATTCCAGATCCAGGTGAGAAGATTACTGGGTTAATTCTATTACTATAGAGGCGATCTCTTTGTGTTTTTGATGGGTTATATGCTAGTTTAACTGAATTTAATATTGTTCCTCTTGTAGTACCTGCAGGTGAGAACCAAGCAAAGTTATTAATATCATTTCTAGCACAAGTTCCAGCAATATCACCATTCATAGGAACATATCTAAATGCATTATTAAATCTGTCATACATGTATTTGTATCCAGTATCAAATACTGCATAAGATGATGAAGTTATTGGCGCATAGAAACTGATTACATTCTCAGTAATATCAGCATCGGAGTTAACTGTAACTGCAGTTTGAGAAGATGTATCAGTTAAAGCAGATGCTCTGTAAGGTGAAATGAAGGCAATACAGTCTTTTCTTAGTTCTGCAACAGCAATAAGTTTGTTTGCTAGTGCCTGAGTGGATTCTTTAGAATAAGAAGCAGAACCCATCAATAAGAAATCTACCTTATAATTATCAGTATTTTCAAATAAAGCATAACCATTTGATAGATTTCCGATTGGAGCAGTCAATGCTCCTGCTGTTGATAATCCAGTTTGGCCGTTATAGTTAAGTCCACCTAGAAGTTTTATGGTGCTAGCACCATGAACACCAAAATTAATTCCTGAAGCGTTTTGATCCCAACTAGTATCTGTTGCTAAAACCTGAGTTGTTGTGCCAGCACTTACTGCGCTAAATGCGGAAGTTGTAATTCCACCAATAGCAGCATGTGGTTGTGATCCAGCAAAGAGATATTGTGAGTTGGTTTCTAAGTATTTTCTCCAATATGAAGGACTACCAGTTGAAAATTCTGCGTCACTTGCTTTGGAAAGACCTAAGTGCTTCTCAAGAATGGTCCCAGCATTTCCACTGATAGTGCCCTTATCATCAATTACAACAATACTAACTTCATCAAATCTAGATCCTCTTGCTGCAGCATATGCTGAAGTTGTTGGGGAATCTGCAATATTATTCCAAGGAATACTAGTATTATTTGATAGTGGAATTGATTGTTGACCGAACCAATCTAAAGCAGCAGTTGGAGTTGTGATTGCAATACCAACAGATCCTGAAATTGAATTCCCAACTCCAATATTAATACCGCTTCTAAAACGATAAATTCCCGATTCTTGATAATCTACTTGAGTTTCCGTTCCACCTGCAGAAACCTGTCCGAGAACTTTTACGTAAATGCTACCAGTACTAACCTGAGTAATGATACCTTTTAAGTATCCATCAAGTTGAGTTGTAACTCCAACTCCAATATTTGCTAATCCGCTAGCGGTTTGAGTAACAGCTAAACCAACAGTAAAACCAGTGGTAGATGCAACACTTAGAATTTGGTCCGCTTTAGAATCAATAATTGCTACAACTAAATTATTGGCCCAACCACCTGGATTTTTTGCGGCAAATAAGAAATTGCTGTTTGTATTCTCGTCATATCCAAGTTGGACGTAATGATCGTTACTCTTAATCTTAATGCTTGAACCAGCACCAACGAAAGCGTTTCTTAGATCATCATCATCCGATCTTACTACTCTTAACTGACCACCATATGCCAGATAAGATGATGCAACCATCCAACTCTCATAATGCTTATCAGTAGCATATGGAGTACCAAATAGGTCTAATAGGTCTTGTTCATTTGAAACTAATGTAGGTAATTCTACAGGACCCTGTGCGAAGGGCGCTACAATACCTGCAGTTTTATCAGATACTGCATTTACTCTACCTGCGGTTAAATCAACTTCCCTAACAATGATTCCAGGAGATGCTAAATTTAGTGGCATCTTGATTTCTCCGAATCCAAATTTAATCTGAAATTATTTATGAAAAAGGTTACTTTCATCTGGGAAATGGTGCGTGAACACTCACCAATCTGGATATTCCCAATTTACTGATGGTATTTTTTCTTTTCTAGATTTTTTAATTCTTTTTACAGTGCAGTTTTTACACTCATAAGAATAAGCGGATGGAAAAACAGATTTGTTTTTGCGAGTCAAATAGAAATCATCTATCAAGTTTTTTACTTTGCCACAAACTCTACATTTCCTATCAAAAAATAATATATGTTCTAACTCCATTTGATCTTCAAAATTGTGTTCCATCATCTATAATCCCACATATAAGATCTATCTCCATATTCATCAACATTCCATATCTCTGCTGTTTCTAACTCATTTTTAGCAGTTGCAAATATCCATCGATCACCAGTTTCAACATCAATAGTTACATCAGTATCTTCTAAACCATCTGAAATAAATCCAAATGGTGACATATCCTGTTCGATTTGATTTTTTTGTTCCTCATAAATTCTTTTACGAACATCATTGTTCGTCATTTCTTTGAAATAGTCCTGAGCGACTAACCAAGAAAAAATAACCAAGCACATTGCGAGATCGTCATTACAACCTTCTTCTGCTTCAAATGAATTATGACGCTGTGCGAATGTTGTTAATTCTGATATAATTTCATAATCGACTGTCAATAATTTGTCATCTTCCATTAAAGTTTTCAAGTTAGAACATCCTAACTTTTTAACCGCAGCGGTCATTCTTATACCAAGTTGAGATTTTTTCCCACTAAATCCAGATCCAACAATTTGTCCTGCTCTTCCTCTCATAGAACACATTAAGACATTGTCATATTCAAGATCAAAATGCAATATACTTGCAACCTGGTCTCCCAGATCATTTACTTCTATCAATAACCAACAATCATTGTATCCTTTTGAAACCTCGTGAATGATATTTGGAAATAACATCGGTTTAATTTCATTATTTTTATATTTTGCAACGACTTTGTAAGGAATGTCTGTGATGTCGAAAACAACAAATGCTGAATAGTCATTTCCA